AAAAGTAAATATAGATTATTTATTTATAGAGGGAAAAGTTAAGATAGATGCTAAATATTTTATAAATCAAATAAACCAAAACTGTCATGTTTCTAATACCCATATTGTAGGTGAGATGACAAATTTTAATTTTTTTAATACAGATAAAAAGTTTGAAGAATTTTTAGTCGTTGTATTAAAAGAACTAGATAAACATGTTTTTTTAAGAAAATATAGTTTTAAAGAAGCATGGGGTTATAAGCAAGGTTTTGGACACAGAACTACAGAACATGATCACATACCTAATTATTTATCTGGAGTTTTATATTTAACAAACGGTGATCAAAAATTATTATTTAAAGAAATAAATCAAGAAGTAACTCCTAGCGTGGGCAAGTTTGTTATCTTTTCAAGTTTTTTAAAACATAGGGCTGAGAGAAGTTTAAGTAAAGAGTATAAGTATGGAATAGCTTTTAACTTTTCGTTTAATAATAGTTATGCAACTGATTGACAATTTTTTACCAACAGAAGATTTTTTACAAATAAAAAATAAATTATTAAATAATGATTTTCCTTGGTATTATAACGATGGTGTTAATAAACCTGATGAAGAACACACTCAATTTATTCATTATTTTTATAAGGGTGGTTTTCCAACAAACTCTTACAGCACGATAGTGCCCTTAATTAAAAAAATAAATCCAGTTGCTATAGCCAGAATAAAAGCTAATTTAGTTCTTCAATCAAAAAACATTATAGAGCATGGAATGCACCGTGACTATGACCATGAAAATTTAACTACAGCTATTTATTATGTTAATAGTAACAATGGATATACAAAATTTAAAAGTGGTGAAGAAATAAAAAGTTTAGAAAATAGACTAATAGTTTTTAAATGTAATTTATTACACTCAGGAACAACTTGCACTGATAAAAAGAGGAGGGTTGTTATAAATTTTAATTTTACATAATTAATAATATGATATATACATGCAGTTAAAATTATAAAAGAAAGAATATGAATCTTATAAATTATTATTGGTACTTTCAATCAGCAATTCCTATTCGTATCTGTGATGAGATTGTCAAATATGGCCAACAACTTCAAGATGAAATGGCAGTTACTGGTGGTTTTGGTAACAAAAAATTAAATAAAAAACAAATAAAAGATTTAAAAACAAAAAGAGATTCTAATATTGTTTGGATGAATGACAGATGGATCTATAAAGAAATACAACCATATATTAATCAAGCAAATGAAAATGCAGGTTGGAATTTTCAATGGGATTTTTCTGAGTCTTGTCAATTTACAAAATATAGAGAAGGACAATACTACGATTGGCATTGTGATAGTTGGGACAGGCCTTATCAAAAACAAAATCAAAATTCACCGGATCACGGTAAAATAAGAAAACTTTCAGTAACTGTAACTTTATCAGATCCAAAAGATTACAAGGGTGGAGAATTAGAATTTGATTTTAGAAATTTAGATCCAGATAAACCAAGAAAACCGGTGAAGTGTAAAGAGATATTACCAAAGGGTTCCTTAGTTGTATTCCCTTCGTTTGTGTGGCACAGAGTGTGTCCTGTTAAAAAAGGTGAGAGACATAGTTTAGTTATCTGGAATTTAGGGTGGCCATTTAAATGAGCATGACTTTTCCACAAAAATTAAATTTAGAGCAATATTTTCCGTGTCCGATATGGTGGGCTGATCAACCTAAATTTGTAAATAAATTAAATAAAGCTTCTGATAAATACATAAAAGAATCACAAAAAAATTTAAAGAAAACTATAGACAAAAGAAATAAAGACTTTGGTGATAAGGGAGATATGGGTCAAGTGTTTCATTCTACAAGTTTAATTAATGATCCAAAATTTAAGGACCTACAGAATTATGTAGGAGCAACAGCTAATAATCTTTTAATTGAAATGGGTTTTGATTTAACAAATTACACAGTATTTATTACAGAAATGTGGGTTCAAGAGTTTGCAAAAAAAGGTGGGGGACACCATACTTTACATACTCATTGGAACGGACATATATCTGGTTTTTATTTTTTAAAAGCTAGTGATGTAACTTCTTTACCTGTATTTGAAGATCCAAGACCAGGTAATTTAATGAATCTTTTACCAGAAAAAGATAAGACAAAAGTTACACTTGCATCAACACAAATTAATTACAAAGTTAAACCGGGAAGAATAATGTTTTTTCCATCTTATATGCCTCATCAATATATCGTGGATCTAGGTTATGAACCATTTAGATTTATACATTGGAACTGTCAAGCAATACCTAACAATGTTTTACAATACAAAGGAGAAAATAATGTCATTCAAAACAAATAAATATACTATTTTAAGAAATGCAATATCAAAAGAGTTAGCAGATTTTGTATATAAGTATTTTAAAAACAAAAGAGACGTTGCAAGAGTTTTATTTGATTCACGTTATATATCACCTTTCACAGAATATTGGGGTATTTGGAATGATGTGCAAGTACCGAATACTTATTCACACTATTCTGATATTGCTATGGAAACGCTGTTACAGGAAGTAAAACCTGTCATGGAAAAACATACAGGATTAAAATTATCTGAGACATATTCTTATGCAAGAATTTATAAACACGGTGATATTTTAGCTCGTCACAAAGATAGATACTCTTGTGAAATATCAACTACATTAAATCTTGGTGGTGACCCATGGCCAATCTATCTTGATCCAACAGGCAAACAAGGTCAAGCAGGTGTCAAAGTAGATTTAAAACCAGGAGATATGTTAATTTATTCTGGTTGTGATTTAGAACACTGGAGAGAAGAGTTTACAGGTAAAGACTGTGGACAAGTATTCTTACATTATAACAAATCATCTACAAAAAAATCCAAAGAAAACTATTTAGATAAAAGACCCCTATTAGGATTACCTGGGTGGTTCAAGGGCGCAAAGTTGACAAAACCAAAAAATTAGTCTATACCTCAGGTTTGCAGGGGGATTATCCACCACACAGTCCCTCTGCTTAAATATATTGAAATCACCTATAATCTGATATAACACCTAATAAACAGGTTTTTATATGTTACAAAAATTAGGGTTTTTACCAGGATTCAACAAACAAGTCACAGAAACCGGGGCCGAAGGTCAGTGGTTTGATGGTGACAATGTTAGATTTAGATATGGTTCACCAGAAAAAATAGGTGGTTGGCAACAGTTGGGAGAAAACAAACTCACTGGTGCGGGTAGAGCTATTCACCATTTTGATGATAATGCAGGTATTAAATATGCTGCACTTGGCACAAATAGAATTTTATATGTATATTCTGGTGGAACTTTTTACGACATACATCCCATAAGAACCACAATAACAGGAGCTAATTTTACCAGCACCTCATCATCAAATACAGTCACGGTAACTTTAGGATCAACACATGGATTACAAGAAGATGATATTGTTTTGTTTGATAGTGTAACCGGATTAACTGGTTCAACATATAGCAATGCCACTTTTGAAGACAACAAATTCATGGTGACATCAGTGCCAACTACTACAACTTTTACCATAACCATGGACTCTGTAGAATCAGGAACGCCTTTGAGCGCAGCTGGATCAGCATCTGTTCTTATATATTATACTGTAGGACCCGCACAACAATTAGGTGGTTTTGGTTGGGGTACAGGTTTATGGTCTGGTACTGCTTTAGGTGCTGCTACAACAACGTTAGCGTCTACAATCAATGACACTGTAACTGATATACCTTTGACTAACTCTGCAGCATTTCCATCTCAAGGAGAGATAAGAATAAATTCAGAAGATATAAGTTTTACGGCCAACAATACCACAACAAATATTTTAAGTGGTGGTGCGAGAGAAGTTAATGGAACAGCTAAAGCAGGACATAGTGCAGGTGCAACTGTAACAGATATTTCTAAATTTGTTGCTTGGGGTGATCCATCATCTTCTGACTTTACAATTGATCCAGGTTTATGGGTATTAGATAACTTTGGAACAAAACTTATTGCTTTAATTTATAACGGGCAGTGTTTTGAATGGGATGCAGCAGCATCTAACGCTACACAAAATAGAGCTACTATTATTGCTAATGCACCAACAAAATCTAGACACGTATTGGTATCTACTCCAGATAGACACTTAGTATTTTTTGGAACTGAAACCACAGTAGGTGATCAAGCAACACAAGATGATATGTTTATAAGATTTTCTGATCAGGAAAATATTTCTGGAACAAACGCTTATACCGTTACCGCTACTAATACAGCTGGCACTCAACGACTTGCAGATGGGTCTGAAATCATGGGAGCCATTAGAGGTAGAGATGCAATTTATGTCTGGACTGATACCGCACTATTTCTTATGAAGTTTGTGGGCCAACCATTTACTTTCTCATTTGAACAAGTGGGAACTAACTGTGGGTTGTTTGGAAAAAATGCCTGTATTGAGGTTGATGGTACAGCTTACTGGATGTCTGAAAATGGATTTTTTCAATACGATGGTCAATTAAAATCGATGCCATGCCTAGTAGAAGATCATGTCTATGATGATATAAATGCTACATCTAGAGATCTTATTAATGCAGGTTTAAATAATTTGTTTGGTGAAGTTAGCTGGTTCTATTGCACAGAATCTTCAAACCAAGTTAATAGGGTTGTTACATACAATTATCTAGATTCAACACCAAGGCGACCTATTTGGACAACTGGCACTTTACCTAGAGCAGCGTGGCAAGATTCTGCTGTATTTGATAGACCTCATGCAACTTTTTATGACCCTGATAGTAATGCTTCTTACGATGTTACTGGTAATACGGATGGTTGTACGATATACTATCAACAGGAAACAGGGACCGATCAAATTAATGCTGGAGGAGTGATTACAGCAGTGTTGGCAAATATTGTTTCTGGAGACTTTGATATTACTAGAAGAACAGTCAGAGGAGATTCTGTTGGCATGATGGACCTAAGAGGAGACGGTGAGTTTATAATGAGAATTAGTAGATTTATACCAGACTTTATTTCACAAACAGGAGACACTCAAATTAGTTTTCAAACTAGAGATTTTCCAAACAGTTCGCCAACAACGACAAGCTTTACAGCAACACCTTCTACAACTAAAGTAGACACAAGGTTAAGAGCTAGATCTATAGCTTTAAAAGTTGCAAATACATCTACAAGTCAAGATTGGAAACTTGGAACATTTAGATTGGATATTCATCCAGGAGGTAGAAGATAATGTCCACATTAACCGATCAACAAATAAGAGACGCAGGTCTTTTATTTATTCCCCAACAACAATATTTAGCAAGTCCTTTTATTTTACCTGAAGAAGAACAAGAGCAGGTAAATGAGAACATGACTGTCACTAATATTCCACAAGCTAGTGTGGGTGGTGGAGGTGGAGGTGGTTTAACAACCTTAATTCCTACTTTTACAAGCGAGAGCGCTGCTCCACTTCAATTTACTGGTGATCCAACAGCTCAGTTGACAGGTAGAGGAAGATTAGATCCAATGGGTTCTGGCTTTGAAGAAACTTTAGAATCTGTTACGGCTCAAAACACAAACCCATTTCTTAATAGAGATGCATTGGCGAGAAAAGCTTTCTTTGAAGAAGTTTATCAAGACCCTAGAGAAATTTCTTTTTTAGATAAAACTAAAAGTGGATTAGAAAGTTTTGGAAAAACATTTAAAGACACATTTTTTAGACCTAGAGTAAAAGGCACACTTGGAGATAGATTGTTAAAACGAGCTACCGGAACATTTGCAGGTATTCCAACACTCGCTAATGCACTTGGTAGATTTAGAAATCCATTTCTTCCTACTTCTCCAACATACAATCCAATGCTTGTTGATCAACTTAATTATTTAGAGGGGTCAAATGAATTTTTAATTGGTAGAGATCCAAACACTGGAGCATTAAAGTATGGTCCTGATAGTGTGCTAGCAGGTAAAAATGTAATATCAGGTTTTGGAACAAATAATTATCAAACAGCTCTTTTAAATTACATACAAAAAATGAGAGAATCAAGAGCATCTGAAGAACTTAAAAAAGAAAAAATAGAAAAAGCTGAAAAAGAATTAAAAAATTTAATAGATACAAATGTAGAAAAACAAAGAGAATCTAACAAAGCCAGAATAGAAAGAGCATATAAAGAAGAGACTGAGGGTAAAGCTGGTACTTATGGTACGGGTGAATCTGGTCGACAGTTTGATGATAAAGGACAAGAGGTAGATTACGTTGACCCCTTTGATCCAGGAGGTGGAGAAAAAGATGGTGGTTTTATTGATGGCACAAATAGAAGAAAGTTTAGAGTTGGTGGAGTAGGCGGACGAGCTGAGGAAGGACCCGTTGATAGACCCGGCGGAACAAGTGATACCGATAAGAGTCCAGAAGCTACAAATAGAGAGCTTGGAATCTTGTCTCGTGGTTTAGGCCCAAGGGGAACCACAGGTAACATTACAGGTTTTGATCCCGGACCACCAGACGATAGATCTACTCGAGAACAAACAGCTAGACACATGTTAAATGTAGACATAGCTCGAGGACTATATAACATAAACAAACCAAACCTTGTAGACAGAGCATTTAAAAACCCTTTATTTAGAGCAGGTCTTTATACCTATGACCCTTTTGGCCTTGGTAGAAAAGCGCTTCAAGTTTTTGATATCTTTGACAGAACTAGAGATATATTTAATATAGATCCAGAAGAGGTAATAGAAGAAACAGTAGAAGAAGACCTAGAAGAAAGAACAGGAAATAAAAAAGGAGGACTAGCAGGAATACTAGGATATTAATCATGGCAAAAATTGTACAATCATTAACAAGAGCAGAAGAAGAGTATCGTAGAGAAAACTTACAATCTTTAATTAGGGACTTAGATGGTGTGATAACAAAACTTAATTCTTCTTTTCAAGATGAAGTAAAACAAGAAATAGAAGCTAAAAGCTTTTTCTTAGACGCATAATGGCAGTAGTAAACCAGTATAAATTTTATGGTAAAACCACCACATCAGCAGAGTCTGTAGATATGTTGGAGCCAACTGTTAATGAGACTATTATAGTAAGATCGTTAAGAGTAACTAATAAATCTGGATCTAATACTCCAACAATTACTATTAAAAATAACAATTTTGAGATCGTTAATACTCAACAACTTGCAACAGCCACTAGTGTAGAAATACTTAGTTTACCCTTAATTGTAGAAGGAGGCACTAA